GGGAGGATTGAGGCGGTGATCATTTCAGATAAATATTTACCGAAGGATGAGAATGGAGCTAAATCTTAACACCGTGCTTAACCATAAGCACCAAGAATTATTCCAAAGCACAGCACCCGAGCTCTGTGTGAGGGGCGGGAAGAACGCCGGCAAGACTTACTCGATAGCGGATAAACTCCTGCTCCAGCCACGACTCCAGCCGGGCAAGAAGCTCAAGGCGGTTGTTGTCCGCAAGACGCTCCCAAGGATTAAGGCGTCTGTGCTTGAGATAATGGAGAAGCGGGCCGAGGCGCAGAAGATCGAATTCAAGCTGAATAAGAGTGATTATGTGGCCCAGGTTATGGGGCTAAAGATTGTGTTTCTTAGTATGGAGAATAAAGCAGACCATGAAAAGGCGCGATCTATGACTGATGTAGATTTCATATGGATGAACGAGGCTACGGAGATGAGGGCGTTGGATTACGATATGTTAAGAATGATTATTAGGGGGGGGGAGAGTTCATTTAGTCAGATAATCACAGACTTTAATCCGATCGGCAAAACATCCTGGCTGTATAAGCGATTCTTCGAGAATAGGAACGGCAGCAATGGGGTCCATAAAATTCACTACACCGTATTCGATAATCCTTGGGCGCGGCCCGAAGAGATCGACATTCTCAAGAGCTATGAGCACATAAACAAGAATCTCTATGACATAAACTTCCTGGGGCTATGGGGAGAGCTGGAGGGCGTTATCTATGATTGGGATATTGTTGACGTTGAGACCATGCCCGAAAGCCTGGACGAGACATTCTATGGCCTTGACTTCGGCTACAGCGTAGATCCGGCAGCTCTTATCCGCATATATCGCAAAGCGGATGAATTCTGGGTTGAAGAGGTTGTTTACAAGAGAGAGCTAACCAACCAGGCATTGGCCCAGATGATGAGAGATAAGGGCGTCAATGAGAGTGCCGACATATACGCAGATTCCGCAGAGCCCAAGTCCATTGAGGAGCTACATCGCGAGGGGTTCAATGTCAAGCCGTGTGAGAAAGGGCCGGATAGCGTGAAGGCGGGGATCGACTATTTGCAGAGCTTAAAGATTCACATTATTGACGGATCGGAGAATATTTCAACAGAACAGCGATCGTATGCCAGGAAGCAAGATAAAGATGGCAATTACCTCCCCGTTCCTATCGACGCCTTTAACCACGCTATGGATGCGATCCGATACGGGATTTATACGCATTGTAAGAAAAAACTAGGTGGCTTTGGAGTGATGTGATGGGGCTATTAGATAAATTCTTAGAGAAGAGGCTAACCAAGATGGGCTATGGAAGCTCCGTTAAGAAGACGGCTGGATTTATGACGACGGAGATCCAGAACGATCCTTCGGATTATCCGGGGTCAAGCAAGCCTGGTGATTACAAGGATTTCATAGATGCCTTTAATAACCTTCCCTGGCTCTATGCTGGAGCGATGGCCCTGGCGATAGCAGCGCCCAAGCCGACGCTGAGGATATACGAGCAGGCAGGGGAAGAGCAGCAGGAGGTTATTGGCGAAGATATAAATTTCCTTTTGAGGCGTCCAAACCCATTTCTCTCCTATAGGGAGTTACTTCAAATAACGATTATAAATATGTCAATTGCCGGCAATCACTTCTGGAACCTTGTTGGGACGCAGGGAGGGCAACCCATCTCTGAGTCTAACCCGCCCGTTGAGATATGGTGGATAAAGCCTGAGCAAATCCAGATTAAGGATCATCCAACCAAATTCATTGAAAAGTATGTGTTCACGTCAAGCCAGACGAATAAGTCTAAAGACCTTGACCCATCAGAGATCATACACTTCAAGCTCCCCAACCCGGATTCTTATTTCCGGGGTATGGGGGCTATGCAACCAGCGAAGAATACGGCAATCCTTGAATTTAACGCGATGGCTTATAACAAGAAATTCTTTGAAAACGATGCCGTTCCTCCATTTGTGTTTAAGTTTCCGGAGAAGCCAAGCGAGAAAGATTTAAACACATTTAAGCGACACTGGAAAGAGCTATATCAAGGGCCGAAGAACGCGGGGAAAATGGGATACATCTATGGTGACTCTGACATAAAGGAAATTGGCAAGACGCCGAAGGACGCCTCGTATATCGAGATGCGGAAAATGAACAGGGAAGAGGTGTTGGCTTGCCTTCCAGGAAGCGTACCGCCCTCAATTGTCGGGCTTCTGGAATATGCGAATTATAGCAACATGGAAGTGCAGAGCAAGAAGTTCTGGGAAGATTGTGTCATGCCGATCCTGGACTTGATTGCAGATAAGATGACGCTTAATTTGGCCCCCCATTTTGATGACGCATATTCGTTCAAGTTCGATTATTCAAATATTAAGATACTTCAAGAGGATGAGGAGAGGCGATCAGCAATAGCGCAAAGGTTGATTGAATGCGGGGTAAAAACCCCAAACCAGATCAAGCGTGAGTTCTATGACGATGATCCCTATGAGGGAGGAGATCAATATTTTATGAAAATGGGCTTAATTCCGATCGGCACAGAGGCTAGGAAGACCACTAAATCACTCTCGGCACACAAGACTAAGAAAGAGTCGTTCTGGCAGGAGAAGGCCCGCAAAAAGGCGCTATGGGAGAATTTTGTCAGGCGTGTCGAGGCGAAGGAGAAGGCTTATATCCCGATTGCGGTTAAATACATGAAACGTCAGGCAAGGGAGATCGGAGAGCGATTGAAGGGCGTTGATGATTTGGCCTCGGTTGCCCCAACAAAGCTAATTGAGATTGGAGAAGAGACGGATAAATATATCAAGGATTTCAAGCCCTGGTATTGGGAGACCTTTGCGAAGGCCGGAGAAGCTGGGAAGGTAACATCTAGGGGTTTCTTATATGACCTTGGATTGAAGAGTGTTTTTAAAGATGATGGGTTTCAATTCTCTGCCGAGCTTGAGGAGATGTTAGAGCAGATGGTCTTCAACTCTGGAACGATAGTCAATGAGACGCTAATTGATATTATTTACCGCACCCTCCAACGGGCAATAAAAGAGGGCTGGACGGTTGAAGAATTTACGCAGCTCATTACCCATCAGGTTGATGAATTTGCTACATGGCGCGCTCGGCTTTGGGCGAGAACAGAGGCAGCAAAGGTTGAGAATTGGGGCCAGGTCGAGGGATATAAGCAATCTGAGTTTGTGGAGAAAAAAGGATGGCTGTCCGCATTTGCTCCCAAGTCAAGAGGGGAACACATGGCAGCAGATGGTCAGGTTGTTGGATTGAACGAGTCTTTTATTGTTATGGGTGAACAGCTTCAATATCCTGGCGATCCCGCAGGAAGCCCAGGAAATATATGTAATTGTTTATGTGCGACCTATCCGGAGGTTGGAGAATTACCTGGAGGTTAAAATGGAAAAGATAAAAAAATCACTAGATACAGGCGATCTTGAAATTAAGTCGATTGATGAGAAGAAGCGGATCATCTGGCACAAAATCTCAAAAGAGGTTGTTGACCGGATGGGGGACATTGTGCGGATCGATGGGATAAGCACAAAGAACTTCAAGAAAAAGCCTGCGGTTCTCTATGGTCATAACTATGGCGGGATGAATCCGCTTCCCGTTATTGGAAGAAATGTCGGATTTAAGAAAGACGGCAAGTCGCTTTATGCCGGAACACAGTTTCTTCCAACCGCAGATGGTGAGCCAAGTCAGGCATTAAAGGATTTGATCAACGACAACTGGATGCTTCACAGGATGAAGCTCCTGGGATGGTCAATCGGATTCATTCCTACGGTGACAGAGAAGATTGAGAAAGAGAATAAGTTCTTAGGCTATGACTACAAGGAAGCAGAGCTTCTTGAATATTCAAGTGTGATCATTCCCGCGAACCAGGAAGCGGTCAATGATGCGATTGAGAAGGGGTTGATCTCTAAGGCGATAGCGAAGACTTGGCCGAAGGAGAACGTCAAGGTAATCGGCGATCTGACCGAAGAGATGTTGACCGAGGCTGATGTTGGAAAGCTCCAGGAAGAGGTGGAAAAGGAGCAGTTGGAAAGTACAGAACTACAGGGCATGTTGCCCGATTTAATAAAGGCACTTCGAGAAATTGTTGGAGTGCTAACAACCACTCAAAAAAGAATCGCAGATATTCTGCGAAAAATTCAAATCGGAGGAAAAAACACATGAGTGACGAAAAGACCGAAGTTCAGGAATTGAAAGATGAAATCTCGGCACTCAAAGATACGGTTAAGGAACAGTCTGATCTTTTGGCTACTGCCATAGCAGAGCAGGAAGATAGGGAGAAAGAGGCAAATGCAGAGGCAGAGAAAAAAGCGAAAGAGAAGAAAGCTACTCCTACCCCCATTCGATTAGACCTTACGGAGACCGTTTCGAGAGATGTCAAGGGCATCAGAGACATTATGGTGATGCCTTCCGCTATGCTGAACGATGCGGAGAAAGAGATCCGTGATTTTGCGGATAACGCCTATATCACGGCAACCCTTTTGCGGACAAACCCACAGAACCTAAAAATGTGGCAAGGATTTAAGGCATCTAACACAGCCTTAAGGAAAGCGATGGATACGGCAACGGCCACAGAAGGCGCAGAGTGGATACCCACAACCTTAAGCACAAATTTGGTTGAAAAGTATCGGCTAGAGGCTCGGGTTCCCGGTTTGTTTACCGAGATCCAGATGCCGCGCAACCCGTTCAAGCTCCCTACGAATTTAGCCGACATGACCTTTTACCTGATCCCAGAATCCACAAGCGACGAACCAAGCAAAACTCCAAGCACAGCATTAACCACAGGGGATTTGACCCTCACGGCTAAAAAGCTG